TTCTTCATTGCCTTGGCAGCTTTAGCTTCCATTTCAGCTATTCGATTTGCTGAATCAATAACTGGACCCATATCTTCTTTAGGCATTTGAGTATAATCTGCTGGTTTTTTATCTGACATTAACTTGCTCCTTGTATAACTGTGTTAGGTCCACCAGCAGGAGAACCAGCAACTGCCATGTCATCCTGTCTGGTACGCCGTGCTTGATTGCGAAGTTGATCTATTGCAATTTGATACTGTTGCTGCCAGACAGGAAGAGTATTCCAATCCTTCATATACATAGTAGCCTCTACCATACATCCGGCAAAGAGAGCATCATAGCAATATTCACTAAAGTAGTTTGTGGTTGTCACGCTGGTTCCCGTAGCAGAAGCAAGGGCAAGCGGCTGTGACTGTGATTCTATTTCAACTGTAAGTACAGAAACTGGGGTAGGAACAATCTTAATACTTGAATTGTTTTTGCGTGTATAGTACCGGGGCGTTCCGGTGGAAGCACTTACAGGCCAGTAATCATTTACATACTCTGTTGTTCTCTGCAAGAGATTAGTAACAGAGGTGCCGTTGCTCACAACAAAATTAACATTGCGTACAACTAAAGCTCTGTCATTTAAAGGAATAGCCCCTGCGTTTCCGCCAGAGACTGATACACTATTGTATTCATTAAGACCTACATCATCTAGGTCTTTGACAAGTCTAAATTCTGTCTTCTTGACAAAAGCAGATACCTGCGTAGAAAACTCTGAAGAGTCATTCTCCGTTGTATTGATTAAGTCTGTTTTTAGATAAGCAAAGTCAGGCATGACTAGCCAAGCATAGCAGTTAGAACGCAACCATCGGTAGGACCAGAAATACTAACCACACCGTATACTGCAACACCCATATCTCCGATATAAATATCAGAAGCTTCGTTGGCTGCTACCTGAAATTTAATAGCTGTTCCTTCAGCAGTCTTGTTTGTAATCTGACGTTGACCTTTGATAGAATAAGAACCAGCCGCTGTTGCCAAAGCATGAATAGCCATGATACGAGTAGTGCTAGGAATATTACTATCAGCAGTGCCGTTGCTTCCAACAGTCGTATCTGTATCTACATATTTAAGAACAGCATCTCCAGTAGCTATTCCAACTTTAATATTTGTAGGCATTTAATTCTCCTTTAAGAATTAAGAGAGAGTGGCCGAAGCCACCCTCCCTCATTAGCTGATTAACCAGCACTACCGTACCAGCCACGCCAATCCGAAACACCGAAGCTATAACGCTCCCGTGCCTTGAACCGAAGGTTGCCGGTATCAAAGTCTGGCTCCATCTTAGTCTGAAGCGGCGAACGAACGAACATTTTGGTTCCGTTCGGCACATCCGTTTTAACAAACCATGCATCCGTATCAGTGAAGCGACGGTTAATGAAGAAACCTTCAGGAACCATGCCCATGTGACGGGTAGCATTAATGGCGTTGTTGTTCGGATTACCACTGGCAGCACTCGTCTGAGTGTTACCGGGACTAGAAAGAACACGATCTGCAACCGCCCAGTAATCAACCGGAATGTGCAGTGAAATAGCACTTGCACCAACCAGAATACCACGATCATCTTTGGTCTTCTGAATAGCCGTCAGGGCCGTTTCAAGAGTTGCTTCCGACAGGTCAGCCGCACCAAGAAGGTTAGACTGAAGACCATCGGAAATCGTCGGATGAGAAGCCGAGAAGAACGCAGCACCATCACCAATGAGATCAGAGAACCCATTGTTGTAGATGTTAGCGGCTTTTACCTGCTTGGTGTTTGCCATCGCACGGGCAAGACCTCTGGCACGAAGCTTTGCAAACGTGTCATACAGGTTATCTTCCATAGCTTCTTCAGTGACAGCAAAAGCAAGCGCAACGGTTTCCGCCGTATAACGGGCCGTGTAGCTTTCCTGTGCATCATCATAAGAAACCGCAGCACCCTCGCCTTTGGTCGGCGCAGTGCCAAAGCCAGTGAAGAGGACTTCTTCTTCAAAAGCTCTGTCCGAGTTTTCAATGTCATAAAGAGGTTCATGTTCATTGTTGACCTCTCCATACTCCATTCCAAATACGGCGTTAAGACCGGGAAGGAGTTCTTTGCTAATACTAGCTCTATTAATAGCCATAATAAATCCTCCCTATTAAGCCGTAGATGCCGTGGCCGTTACGAAACGATCACGGTGATGGTTAAGCCATACTTCCACAATCGGGAAAGCATCAGAATCTTTTTCATCAGGATACTGAGCTTTACCAATAACACGTACAGCAGCAGCAGCTTCCGTACCGGACGCACCATCAAGGTAGTAACTGGACTGACCCGTCTGAGTGTTACCAGAAGAAGCTGTAGAGCTTACGGTTACATTGTAGTTTTTGACAATAGCCAACTCTCCCGCCGAAAGCGACAGAGAAGCCTGAATGTAATACGTCTGATCGGGATCAGTGATTACAAAGAATTTAATGTCCGTGGCTGACACTCCACCCGGCCAATACCGGGAGAATTTCTGCTCGCCATTTTCAACATACTGACAACCCATGAACACACCAGAGGGCTTGAGCGTTGCAGCGATATACGGAGAAATCGTTGCAAAGTTCGCACCGGGAAGCACAACCGGATCGCCGGTAAAGATGCTATTGGTGGGCGACTGAGCCTGACCCGTTGAGGTCAGAGTAATCATGTCGGTGACGGCTTCGTTATTGTAGCCACCACTTTTCTTACGAGCAGGAATGAAACCACGAAATGCTTTAGTAGTAGACATGTTTCATCTCCTTAGTTGTAGGGAAGTTAGTTCTGAAAAGAAGGTTGTCTTCCCCGTGTTGTAACTGAACGGCTAGAGTTTGTAATAGGCATACGAGAGTCAGAGTTTTTCATCAACTGGGCATTCACAGCATCCATTTGATCATTAGCTTTGTTCTCATAAAACCTTCTCTTAGCCTTAACTTTACCGGCTGGCATTTTGGCTAACGCCAAATCCCCACGACAGACTGCACCTTGATACCGGCCTTCATCTCTCACGGCAGATGAAATTGCAAGTTCGGGAACTTCATCGGGGGCAACAAGTACCCATCCTTCCTGAAGTCTTTTCCCAACATTGAGTACATCATCGGCACCTCTGACAGATATACGTATCCACCGATAAGCCATTCCTTCGGAATCAAACCGGGCTTTCACCGAGTCAGGTATTTCCAAAGCATTAGGCTCTTCAAAGGTCCACTGATCTTCTCTCATGTTGTTCTCACGAACATCGCTACTACGTGATTCATTTCGTGTATTCATTTTATCCTCCACGTTCTAATTAATATCAGTATATTCGCCGTCCGCCGAAGTTACCTTCAACTTTTCAGCGGCATACTTTTCAAGTGGGATACCCCATTTATTAGCAAGATTTACATCTTCTTTCGAAAGCTTAATCTTCCTACCAGAGTTCGGAGACGAGCGTGAAGCCCCCGATACCACTTGAGCAGGTTTGTTCGTGTTTTCCTGCACACGTTCCTGAACTTCTCCAAACTTGTGTGGAAAAGCTTCTTGAATCCTGTTGTTAACTTCGTCATAAAAGTCTTCATCTTCTGGATCATATCCTTGCTCCTTTAGATCAGCATCTATTGCTAGAGCAGCGGCAGTCATAACATTATCCTTACCAAACCACTCATTGTTACCTGCCCACTCTTCTGCACGTCTATCCCTGCGTCTTGGTACAGGTGGCGGTGCTTCTTGCTGAACAGGCTCAGAATATTCTTCAGAGTAACGAGACTTTACTGAAGTTACGTTCTTTAAATCTGATTGGGCATCATTAAGCATTTCCTGTGCTTGCAGTACCCGTTCCTTGTTACCTTCTTCAAAGGCTTCTAGATAAGCCTGACGAGCTAAGTCAATCTTATCTGTTAGCTGCTTCTCAGATGCTTCAAGACTATTTTTACTAACATTAAAAACTTCTTCTTCTTTTTGTTTCAATGTTTCAGAAAGTTTTCTGTTAGTTTCTAATAGCTTTTCAACTTCTTCTTCACGTTCTTTACGTTGACGAATAAGTTGCCGTATTCTTTTCTCCGCACCTTTGGTTTCAATACCTTCCAGTTCAGGAGTCTCTTCGTTAACTTCTTTCTTGACTTCATCTTTAGCTTCCAGTACAGGCTGTTCCTCTACAACTTCTTCAGGCACATCCTGTTCAATTTCAATCTCAATTTTATCTTCTGCTGAAACTTCAACATCATTCCAGTTATCTTCTGTAGACATTTTATTCTCCGTTGCTAACGATACAAACGATTTACGTTATTAATATTATACCACACTATACTACTTTTCCCAAATCATCCAGACGCCTTTCCTAGATTAAATGTTGGATCAAGGTCTTTTGGGTCTTCTACTTTCATAATAACCTGATCATCAAACAAAAGAATAAGCCTAACTCCTTTGTAAAACAACTTAGTTCCTGCATGTTTACCATAGCATACATAGTCGCCTACGTTACACCAAGCTCCAGCAGGAAACTTATCCTTATCCATATAAGCCAAGTCTCCCATTGAGAGAACCTGTGCCACTGTGGTTAGATAAGCCATATCATCTTTGGTAGAATCAGGCAGTAGGATACCACCTTTGGTTACGCTTTTTACCGAAACAGGGCGAACCAAAACATGAAAGCCCGGTATCTTCGGCAATGGTGAGGGATCAGGAGCTTCGTCTACATCAGTAATCCAAAGATCATTTTTGATCGCACCACCCATACTCACTTGTTGCATCTCTTTAGTCATCCTCCATATACATACGTTTTTTAACTATATCTGTTAAGTTATCTCTGGCCCACTCAAGACTTGATATGGACCCTACTATTTGTCGATAATGCGAGTAGTCTTCCGCAGAACCATTTGATAATGTAAGTCTTAGGTTATTAATTTCTTCATTAAAACCATTAACTACTTCATCCCAAATATTCATCTACTTCTTTTTAGAACTCTTCTTGCTATCAGACGACTTCCAAGAGAAGTCATCCCATTCGTTAAGCGCACTGCGAATATTGCGACCGCCTGTAATATCCTGTGCGTATGCATCGCCAAAACTTTTACCAGTATCCTTTACGTGT